TCAAGAGTTTCCGGTCAATGCCTTGGAATTCACCCGGACCGTGAAGCCCTCGGGGCCGGGGCCGATCATGGGCAGGTCGGGCCGGAATAAGGGCGGCCTGCCCACAGAAGGCTCCCAGGTGGCGAGTTTTTCGTCCTGGGGAACTGCCACGATCAGCCCATCAAGCAGATCCAGGATCACCCGTCTAAACAGCATGATCCCCATGGGCATTAAGTCCCGCCTCCATAAGTCAAAGGGAGAGTCCCCCGGTCTTATGAACACGTATCCCTGGGCCGCGATAGGGCCGCCGTCCACCTTGTTATTCAACCAATAGACGGTCCCGCCTGTGACCGGGTTTCCCATGCGGATGGCCCAATAAACCGCGTCACGGCCCCTGTGAAGCGGCAGCAAGGACGGATGATAGCCAATGGCGCCCAGTTTGGTTTTTTGGATAGTCGCCGGGCTTATGAAATCATGACAATGGGCCGAGATAATCAGGTCCAAACCCTCGGGCAAGGTGGAGGCGTTCAGGCTTCCGGCCGGGATAACCGGAAGGCCTCTTTTGACGGCCTCCCGGCATAACCGGTCTTGCCGGTCCCCGCAGCACGGGGCTGAAACCCCAACGATCTTTATACCCTCCATGGCCGCAAGCTCCTTGAGCACGGCCTGCCCGAAATACTTCTGGCCTGCTATGAAAATATTTAACATGCTTTTTCCTCCCTGGCGGCCACGCCCGCCTCACCGTAATATCTGAATCCCTGAACCGCCCTGAAATGCCCGCCATAACCGGAGCCAGGCCGCCGTATCCCGTCTTTCTTCTTTTGGCTTGATCGCCGCAATGACTTGTAACTTCGGCGCTTGTTCTCCCCGTATAGTCTGGCCGAAACTTGTCGCCATCTGGCGTCGCGCCGGAGGGCGGCCGCAAGGCCCGGGTGTGAGGTGTGAAACAAGGTGTATAATTCCTTCCCGGGAAAACGCCCGGCGCCTTCCAGGTTAAGCTGGGCGATGTGGTTTAGAAACCGGAGTCCAACGCCCGCGCCCTGCCATTCGGGCATGACCACAAGGCGGCAGGCCCGGGCCTCCATACCCAGGCCGGTGTAACAGCCGTTCACGGCCAGGTGGCAAACCGGCTCCCCTTCGACCACGCCCACGTAGCACTTGGCGGCTACCATGAGCGGCATCTTTAAATAATGATGCGGTTCAAAAAGCGGCCAGTAGCTCCAGTCCGTCTGCCAAACATCGAGGCTGAAACGGGGCCTGGATCGAAGCCACCTCCCGTGGAACCTGCCCGTGGACGTGTCAAAGACCCAATCCGGCTGGAGCCAGTCTATAATGTCGTAATGGCAGGACAAGAGGACGCATTGCGCCCCGGCTTGCTTGTGGAGCCGCTTCCACGCTTTGGAAAATGCCAGGGCGCCGAACCTTGCAATCTGCCTGTCCACCACGGAGGTGAACTCATCAATAACCACCCGGTCCGGGGCCTCGCACAGAACGCGGGCCAAGTTGGCCCGGAACTGCTCTCCGTTGGACAATACCGGGAAGGGCCGGAGCCAGGCCGGAACGGTTCCCAGGCCCACTCCGGCAAGGGCCGCCGTAACCTGGTTAAAATCCCCGTCCGGAGAAATGGCGTCTATGACCGGTTTGTCGCGTGGCCAATCATTGGGATTGTATATGGCGTTTCCATCCCATAGAGCCTTGCCTATGGAGGTCTTGCCCGATCCGCTGGGGCCTACCACCAGCCCCAGGCCCCATTCTTTGCCCTCAATGGGGATTTCCGCTTCCAGGTCAAAGTTGCACCCGGATTCCGCGTTGAAAAGCGATTTGACCCGGGCGGCCCTGTAAGAATCATAATCCGAGCATGTGTTGTGCACTTCAATTTTCATGTGGCCACCACCCTTGGTTTGAATCCTTGTTTGAGAAGTTTTTCATAGACCTTCTTTTGGTCGTTTTCGTCCTTGCAGATAACAATAACCCCGTATTGCTCCCGGTATCGGCACTCGGGAACAGCGCGGGGTTTCTTGGTCGGCTTGGTTGGCATACGCCCCTCCATTATGCTATACACCCGATGCCTGCGCAGGCTACGGGAGTAGCAGCTTTGCTGTGATCCGATGTTGGCGCATCGGGTCGGTGGAGGGGGGTCGAGCCCCTTCGCCTACTCCTAATTTTCGAGAGGCCCCGTCCATGAATTTGGGCGGGGCTTTTTCATGATGTGCAGGGTATTCGGCCGGATCTATCTTGCTTCAAAATCCATTGAATCCCTTAAAACTCTTGATGTCCTCAAAGCCCTTGAAGCTGTTGGCGATAGCCTGGCCGGATTCAACGTCGATTTTCCGAATATAGTCCACGTTCCATACATGGGCCTGGTCATCCGCCTTTGAGCCTCCAGTAATCATGATGTCCATATTCGTTTCTCCGTTGAAGCTCGGGACAAACGACGGCATGTCCATCATGACGAAATCATCGTCCGTCTCCCCTTTGTAGGCCACATAGGGAACGCCGTCCGAGCCGAAGTAAATCCTTAAGAGAATGGCGCCACCGTAGGTATACGGAACCGGGTCATATTTGTACCTTGTCCCTTCCGTGTCGTAGGATCTTGATTGAACCCACCCGCCGCTTAGCCAAAGGACGCCCACTCCGCCAAGCATGCCGGAGAAAACCGCGTTTGCGTACATGATGTAAAAACTGAAGTCTGAGGGGGTCGGGTCCTCATCCAGATAGTTTTCGCACTCAACGGAAACCTCAAACGCGCACGGGAAGTCCGGCAGATCCGTATTGATCTGAAACACCATGGCCTGGGTGTCGGCGGCGTCCGTCGGTCCGTCTGCGGCCAGGCTTAAAACCCCGTCCGCAACGGTTGCGGAGCACGATGCGCTCAGATGGTATTCCGTCCATTTAGAATCGAGGCTGGTTCCCTCGAATTCGTCTTCCCAGGCTAAAGCCATTTTCAACCTCCATTGATTTAACTCTGCGGCCCTTAACATCAGGCCGCCTCCTATCTTGCGCCTACGTAAAGCACTACGGTCACGGCCGCTCCGCCCGTTTCGCGGAGGCGGAGCTTTGTTTCGGACGCCACGGGCATGCACTCCTGATTGCTTTCGATGAGCACCACGCCGTCCTCTTCTTCCCCGGACGCGGCTGATAGGCCAGCGGCCATGGCGGTCTTGCCTTCGCCCATGCGGAAATTGGTCCCGCTGAAGCTGCCAAGGATGTCCACGGCTACTTCGCCGTCGCCGGTGATGACCAGCTCCGAGCCGATGATGCCTTCGCCGCGCCCCATGCCCATGGGCTCGGGCTGGGTCCAACTGCCGCCTGCGTCCAGGTTGATTGTTATGGGATCGTAACCACGAAAATTGCGCATGTGTATCTCCTATGCTCCGTTGTCTATGGCGATGATTTCCAGCCGGTCCATTTCCCGGGCCTTGGCCGATCCCAGGAAGTGGGTTGTTTTCAGCACTTCGGCGACAAAAGCCGCCATGGAGTCCAGGGGATGGGTGATGGCGATGTAATCCCCGGGCTCCGCCTCCATGTTATCCAGGAACACGGACAGGGCGGGCATCTTCCGGGGCCGTTTGTGTTGGGCCAGGTAAAAGGCGCCCACGTGAGCGGCCATGGTTTCGTCGCGGATCGCGTCAAAGTAGAAATCCGCCTCCCGGGTGGGGTTGCGTTCTCCGTAGGTGGAAATGGATGTCGCGTCCGAACATGCCACGGCGTCCAGGTAGTCTCCCGCCTGGCTTCCCCCGGCCGTCTGATCCTTGTCAAAATGCACTGTGAAGGCGTTGATGAGGGTGTCCGTAGGCGTTCGGGATATGGAAAGGGAGTCCAGGACAATGGCGGACATCCCCACGGCCAAGTCAGATGTTTGGGAAAGTTGGCGCGGCAAAAGTTTGGCTTTGCCGTATGGCGTGAACCGGAAAAACGACCGGCATTGAAAGGCCAGCCTGGCCAGGAGGCTGGAAGCCTGTTCGGTCCGGGTGACGGCCAGGGCAAAAGCATAGCTGTTTGTGCTAAAAAATGTCCCGGCCTCGGTGAACGCCGTGGAATCCTGCAAGCTGGAGTCCATGCCCAGGCGGGCCATTAAAAGATGCTTGAACACGTGGTCCGGGCGTTCGATGAGGGCGCTTGCCGTTCCGGTGTACGTCCCGGAGGCGTCGTCTTGATAGCCTTCCAGGTTTGCCGTGACCTGGCCGCCTATGACGGTGTCGGCGGAGGAATTGCCGGTCAAAGTCACCAGGACGCCTTCAGCGGCGGAGGCCGTCACGCCGATGCCGTAGGTGGCCTCCACGGATACTTCGTAAATGCGGGTGGCTTTTCCGATCATGAGGTCGTCGCAGTCAATGTACACGGTGAACGCCCAATCGTTCCGGCTAAAGTTGCGGTACACAGTGTTTATGTTGTCCACGCCGCCCGTTCCCGGGAGGTATTGCCTTGTGCTGCCGTCAACCCCAACCTTCAGGTAGTTGTCGCCTTCGTTGATTTCCGTCGAATACACGATTTTCACGCGCAGGTTGGAAACGGTTCCCTGGGACGTGGCTGAAAAATTGATCTGCAGGGCCTTGTTTTCGTCCATGGCGTTGGCGTAGGCGTAGGTGCTTTCGTTTCCGTCCTTGGCGTTGGATTCGTCATTCCAGGCGCCGTTGGGATCGCTCCAGCCGGTCGCCGGGATGGAAACCGTGGTGGAGCTTGAGGACTCGTGGGAATGGGAGCCTTCGTCCACGTCTGCCGATAAATTGACTTGCTTCACCACCGCGGGCAGGGCGTCGAACACGATTACGGCCTTTCCGCTGTATCCCGTGAAGGCGTCGCCGGTCTGGCCTGTGTAAGCCGTGTACCCGGAGGTCTGGCGGACGCCGTCAACAAACACGTCGCCGATGCTTTTGACCGGATGCCCGGCCAGCAAGTATACGTATTGGGAAAGCACTTCAGCGGCGCTGGCGCCGGCGTCATGCAAAACCGCGTCCGTGGAGTTGGCGCCCCGAGTGCAGCCGGTCAGGGTATTGGATGATTTGCCGGTGTAGGTTATTTGCTCCGAGTCAATTTGCACGGTCCCCGAGGTTGGAAACACGCTGGCGTCCGAAAGCTCAATGGAGGTTGCAGATGCGGATATATCCTCGGGCAGGCTGGACATGGCCCCGGCTTCCACAGCCAGGCAGGGCAGGTTATCCACGGCGCCGTATACCAGGGGCTGCATTTTTCCGATGGCGTCCGGGTCGGCGCCGGAAAATTCGTCGTAGGTGACGGCCAGATCCCGGCCGATCAGGCGGTCGTATTTGGCCCACAAGCCCTGAATAAGCAGGGTGCACGTCATGGAATTGTATCCCGTGACCTCCCGGACGTAGCCCTGGAAAATGATTTCCTTGGAATCGTAAGCCAGGCCCTTGAACCATTGGTAAATCGTAACCGGCACGGACTCCACGGGCTCGGAATCAAAATAGGAGGAAAAGGGAATATCCCCCGTGTTGGCCAGGGTCAGTTCCAGGTCGGGAGCCGTCACCGGGGAAATCAGATCCCGGGCCGCGTCCGTGGCCGAATCCACGTAGGACCAATCTGTGACCAGTGCCGGAACGTCTGCATAGCCGGAATCAATAAGCAAGGGACCGACTGATCCTGATATAGCCAACAAATTGTATGTGCTGATCCCGAACAAGTACGGCAAAGACAACTCAGACGTCAAAACCAGGGACATGTCGGCTACCAACACCGTGCGGGCGGAGTCGGAATAAACACCGCAGGAAAGGGTTTTGCTTGAAGCCTCGTAGGTAATTGTTACGTAATAGTCCGCGTCCAACGGCAAGGACACCCCGGCATAATCCGTAAGCGACCAGCCGGAGCCTTTGGCCGTTAAAACGATCGTGCCATTTCCGCTGCTTGTTTTTGCCGCAAACACGCCCATCATGGAATCAGCGCCGGATAGCACGCCTATGGTGTCGGAAAGCCCCCATATCCATAGCTGGCCCATATTCCAAGACCCTGTCTCAGTAATATTGTATGAAACCTGATGCACAAAGTCGTTGTTTCCAAAGGCCCCGGAACCCATGTCCATATAAGCGTATGCCGAGGAACCGCTGCTTGCTATCTGGATTTCATCGTTAGAAACGCTCAACAGCCCGCCTGGATCTGAAACGAGAAACTGCGTGTAATCCTGCTCGACAGGCGAAATATTGAAAGCGGGAATGCCAGGGTTTCTGTCGGAAACCAGCAGCGGGGTTGAAAATCCAAACTCCACCAGGTTGATGGGCGCCGTTCCCCGTTTTGCCCTTTCCGCGTTGAATGCCGTGTTGAATTCTCGCGTCATGCCGCCTCCTTACGAAGGGTGATGGTCCCCTTGTAAAAGGTGTTGGCGGCCAGGGAGAGTGGGTTTTCCGTATCCATGAGCCGGACGGTGTGGTCGTTTCCGTCCTCATCCGTAAACGTGAAGGTGTTCTTGGGGCCTACGGCGATGTTCTCCAGCCAGTTCGTAAAGTTGTCAAAGTCCGCCTGGGTCAGCCGGGTGTATACAAGCCGGAACTCCCTTTCGGTCACGCCCTTGTCGTAAGCGTAAAGCTGCATGCCTTCGGTGTAGCCCGTGACCACGTTCACGCTCACGGGATCATGCGCCGGAAGCGCCCGGGCCTGGCTAAAGGTGAATGTGTCCGAGTCTTTGGTGAAAACGATATTTCCCACGGCCTGCCTCCTGTTTAAAAGCCGGTTTAACAGCCTTTTAATCCAATTTATGATTGCGTTCATTTGCCTAACCTTTGCAGTTCGGGAACAATGATGTTCCGGGTGATGGACCGCCAATCCTCCGGGCTTTGGGTTGCGGCGCCCTGTGGCACGTTGATGGTAATGTCCCCAATGGTCACGTTTCCGCCCTGGGCCTGGGCCTGGCTTTTGGTCCTGACTTCCTCGCCTTTGTGCAGGATATAAGGCCCCGTTTGCGGCACAAACCGGGTGCCGGAGGCGTAGGAGCCCATGACCGAGTTGGGGTCCGGAGCGGATGCCTGGCCGTAGGATTCGTAAGTGGTTTTTACCGTGATGTTGACCACCTTGTCGTGAAGGCTGTCCAGTTCCCGTTGAATTAACGCTACCACCGGGGAGACTTCGTCCTTGCCCCGGATTTCGATCTCCGTTTCCATGGCCTTGATTTGTTCGGCCAGGCTGGCGGCCAAATTGGAGAGATATTCAATCTCTGTGGCCGCCTCCTGGGCCGTGGAGGCCAGGGAATCGACCCAGGCCTGATCCGCCTGGATCTGGCGGGCCTTGGCCGACTCCATGTCCCGAAATGTCCGGTCAATGACGGCCCCGGCCCGCTCAATGTCCGAGACCGCGTCCGCAATCACGTCCTTGGAGGATATGACGGTTTGCTCCGTGGCCCGGCCCCAGGAAATCGTGGTTTGGGTCACGCCCTGGGAAAACTCCATGGCCAGGGAGGAAACCGCCTGCTGATAGGCTTGCAAGGCTTCCACCTGCTCCTGGCCGGATAGCCTCATGGCTTCGGCGAATTGCTGGTTTAAAGCGGACCTCCTGGATTCGTACTTTTCCATGGGGTCCATGGCGGTTTCGGCAAGGCCTTGAACCAAAGCGCCGGTTTGCTTGCTGGCGTTTGCCCGGGCTTTTTCCAGGGCCATTAGCTCCTGGATGTGCTGGGCCTGTTGCTCCTTGGCCCGTTCGCTCATGGCCGTGACCTGGCTGTAAAAGGATTGATAAGCCGAAAGGCGTTTGTTGACGGCGGCCAGGTCCGCTTCGGCGGTCTTGAGCACAGCCTTGACGGTTTTGTCCGCCGTATCCTGGGCGGACAGGGCCAGGGCGTTTTCGGCCTGGCCAATGGCGCTGGCGGCCTTGTCCCCGGATTGGGCGATTTGATCGGCGGCAACGTCAATTTGCCTTTGCAAATTATCCGAGAAGCCTTCCACCTGGACGCCCACGTCCATCCACTTTTGGGCCAGCTTGTCGGATTCCTTGGCGCCCTCAATCTGGGCCATGGCGAAATCGTCAATGGCGCCGCTCAAGCCTTCAATCATCTTTTGAGGCTTGGAAAAAATGGAGTTGTCCGCGCCCAGCCAGTTGGCGGCCTTATCCATGAGCTTGGTCAATACGCCCAAGGGCGCCTTTTGCAGGATGGTAAGCAGGCCTTTGGCGGAGCTTGCCAGGAAGGCCATGAACTTTTCAGCGGCGGACTTGGCCGAATACCAGGCGGCCGGGATGTAGCCGATAATGGTCACGATCTTGGTAATGGTCGTCGCGATGACCGCACCTGTCTTGGCGGCCCATTCTGCCAGACGGCCGTCCGTGTGCATTTCGCCGATGAAATCCCGGATTCGACCCAGGGTTTCCTTAAGAACCAAAAAAGCCCCGGAGTTCATGACCAGCCTTTCAAACTCTTTCCAGTAGGCCTTCAGGCCTTCCATGATGCCCATCCAGGAATATTGCAGCTTTTCGGACATGCCGCCGAAGCGTTCCTCCATGCCTTCCAGCAAGGCGGCGATGGCCTGATTGGCGGTAACGCCCTGGTTGCCCAGGTTGGCAAGCTGATCCCCGGTCAGGCCCAGCTTTTCGGCAAGGATTTGATAGGCCGGAACGCCCCGTTCAGCCAACTGCATGATCTCTTCAGCCGAAGCCTTGCCCTTGGTTTGCATTTGCCCAAGGGCGCGGGAAATGCCCTCTAAAGCGTCGGAGCCGCCCCCTATGGCGGCCATGGTGTCCACAAGCGTGGTCATCTGGTCGAGGGTAGGCTCCAACCCCATGGCCCGCATCATCTTGAACGACTCAATGGCCTTTTGGGTGTTGACCGGCATTCGCATGGCCCAGGAGTTTAGGGCGTCAAACCACTCCTGGCCTTGCCCCTGGGTGATGGTATCCAGGGACATTTGAAGTTGTTCCATGCTGTCGGCAACTTCAATGAGCTGGCCGGACAACGCGGCCAGGCCCCACCCAATAAAGGCGATCAGGGCGATATTGCGAATATTGACCAGCTTCTTGTAAATGCCGGAAAGATCCTTTTTCAAAAAGCCCAAGGTGCGCCGGGTCTTTTTGGTGGACTTCTCCACATTATCCCCAAAGCCCTTGACGACCGGGGAGCCCTTGTCATCAACGCCGATCTCGATTTTTAGGGTGGCTTCGTTTGCCATGGTTATCCTTTGGGCGGCGGGGTATTGATCCAGACTTCAATTGCCGCCAGGTCCAGCCATTCTTCCAAGGCCAAATCGTTGGCCCTAAACGGATATCCGGCCTTTTGCAGGGCGCGGATTCTAAAGAGTTTTTGCGTGTACGGGTGAAGGTCTTCTTCCCGGGCCTTGTGGCACTTGCCGCATGCCCAGGAAAGATAGTCGCCGAATTCGGCCCGGCACTTGGATTTCTCCACCTGGTCGCATAACCCGGTGCGGATCGCGGCCAGGTCGTCGCTTAGTTTTTTTCCGCGTCCTCACCGGTTTCGGGTTCGTCGGTTTCCTCCACTTCGGCGGAGGAATCGAACACATGACCGGCCAACAGCATGACCAGGTCGGAGGCGTTCTTCATGACTTGATCTTTCCAATCCTGGCAGTAATTCGGCGAATTGGGATCGCTGGCCATGGGGACGGTCTTAACTTCTTCATTTTCCTTTACCGCCCTGGCGAAATCGCCGTCCCGGAAGCCCACCAGGATCTTTTCGCCGTATTTCAACCGGGCCTGGGCCACGCGCACCTCCAGTTTTTTGCCCTTACGGCGGACCGTCTCGTTATGGTAGGCGGCCATTTCACTGGGTAGGGGAGTGCGATAAAAGAGGACGATTTTCGAGTTGGAAACGTTGTCCTGAATGGTCAGTTTGTTGGGTTCGTCACTGAATACTCTTCCCATTTAGTTGTATCCTTTCTTGGCCGGATTCGGCCTTATGCGGCGTAGCCGGATTGCAGGTTCTTGACTTTGACGATCACGGAGCCATACGCGTCATCTTCCAAAACGGTCAGGTCTCCGGCTTCGGCCATGCGTTTGCCGTTGACGTTCAGGGGCGCTGTCAGCACGGCCACTCGGGGAAAGATCAGCTCCACCTGGAACTTGTGGGGATCGTCGAAAATTGCGCCTTGGCAAAGCAGGTGCACGCCAAAGGTTTCGTTGGAGTCCATGTACTGCTGAACCACGTATTCCCGGAATTCCCGGTCCAGCTTGAGGGTTTGGGAACGGCCTTCCCGGAAAGCCCGGGAGGCGTATGCGTCCGCCGCGCCCGGCACGAACTCCACGGCCAGGTTGTTTTGCAGACTCCATTCAATGGAGTTGATTTCAGCGGCCAGGGTGCGGCCACCTACGAACCCGGAGCCGTCCCAGGCGCCGCCGATGGCCACGGCAAGCTGGGCCACCCGGAGCGGGGTTTCAGACACCCGGGAAGGAAAGGCGCCCCAAGCGGCCTCGGTGGGAACGTACAGCACCTTATAATTGACCGTAGCGCCAGCGCCGCCCGGATCGGTGATCGTGATAACAGCCGGGTCGGCGTCGGAAACGCCGGAAAACTCCACCTCGGTCCATTCGCCGCTGTCCAACTCCACCTTGATCTGATGGACGTTGTCCAGGCGGTCCTGGGCCGTGGAGCCGTGCACGCCATTAGCGGCCAGGGTCAGGCTTTCGGCGTTGTCCAGGGCGGAAACCGTCTCCTGGATCACGTTGTCCGTGGCCTTGCCCGTGCCTTTCAAATCCGCGTTGATGCTGACCCAAGAGTCCGCTGCAAATTGGGCGGTTACGGTATCCACAAAAAAGGAAGCAAACAGCCTTTTCAGGACGCCAGCGTATTTTTGGCCGCATGTGAAAGACGGATTGCTCCGGGCGCCGTCCAGGTCGTTTTGCATGGGGGTGATGGTGTGTTCGTATCCTGTCCCGGCCGCCGCCGTGGAGCATACGCCCAGGGCGTAAGCGCACAAAAAGGCGAAGTGCTGGGGCTGGGCCTTGGGAAAGCTAAGGCTTCCTTCGGCGGTCCGGCCCAGGTCGTAAACCGTGTCCGGCTCTTCCTTGCCGGTCAATTCGTCCGCGTTGTTTTCCCGGCGCGGAGTCAGGGAGATGACGTCGTCCACGCTGCACAACAAAGACAAGTCCAGGGTTTGCTCTGTGTTGATGGCGGTTTCCGCGTTGGCCGCGCTCACCGCCAGGGCGTTATGGGTGGCCCTTACTGTTCTCATGGCCGTTCCTCCTCGAAAGTGTAATTGAAAACCAGTTCCTGCCGCTGCCAGGCCGCGTCGGTGGTAAAAGCCGTTTCCGAAGCTCCGTCGTTTTCTCCAAAGGCCTCTGTGCAACCGGCCAGGCCAAGCAAATCTTCATCCAGCAAGAATTGAATTTTTTCGCTCAGGTCCAAGACCCCAGGCTGGCCAGCGGCCCAATTGCCCAGGACCGCCGTTTCCTCTTTGATCATCTGAACCCAGGGGATGATTTTGACGGACCGGACAACCTCCACCATGCGGCCTGCTAATTCCTTCCTCCGGACGCCGTTGTCCTTGATCCCGATGGCCGGGCTTTTCACGGCGTCGGGCAAGTGCATTTCGTCCGGCGTGATGAAAACGTCGCAGTCCCGGGTCTCGGTTAAACCGGCCTTCAAAGCGTTTTGAACTGCTTTTAAAAGGGTTTTCATGATCAAAAATCCCTGAGCGTGTCTTGGGTGAAAATCCGGTCCGCCTTATCCGTGGTGGATCGGGGACCGCTTGACTCCGGCTCGGTGGGAGCGTTGGCGCCCAGGGTGACCTTGCCCGCCGATACGTCCCGCAAAAACCGCACGGCGTTGGCGTATCGTTTCTCCACGCTGTCGGGCGGCCCCTGGGAGCGGCGGCTCCATAGATTGTGCAATGCAATGTCCACGCTGATTTTGCCGATCATGCCCGTGGCTGTGGACAAAGGGACGTCATACCGGGAGCCGCAGTACGAATCGATCTCCGAATCCGCGTCCTCTATGGCCGCCGAAACCACGGATTGATTGACCGCCCCAAGGCCCGCGTCGTCGGTCAACTGGATGAGCGTTTGCTCATCCAGTTGGACCAGGATGTCGCTAATGGTGGAGTAGGCCATTATCCGAAAGCTCCGCTGATCAGGTAGGCCAGGTCGGAGCAAACCACCTTTTCAACCAGGGAGGTTTCCACCTCGATCACCTCGCCGCCGCCGCCCCGGCTTTCGTCCCGCCAGGTCCTGACTTTGTAGCCTTGGTTGGTGGCCATCTGCTTCCAGCGGAAAGCCTTGCTCCAGGACACGCCTTCCAGTTCCGGCTTGGGGTCGATGTAGGCCAGCACAATGGACTTGGGCCAGATGTAGTCAAAGCTGGCGGTTTTGCCCTTGTTGGCCGTGTTGTATTTGGCCGCCCCGATCACGATGTTATCCACCTCAAAGATTTCCTTCATGACGTCGATGGAAACCTTGGCCGGATTGCTGTTGGTGGCTCCGCCCTTGACGTGGTCCAAAAGCTGGGGGTGGCGCTTAAGCACGTCGAACCCCGGCTTGCTGATGATCATGGTATTGGGCGCCATGAAACAGGCGGCCTTGCCCGCGTCGATCACTGCGATGGGGTCGGAGTTGTCAAAGTCGCTGAACTGATCCGTCCCGGAAAGGGTGATTTTGAAACCGGTTCCGAAATTGGCTGGGGCGGTGGCCAGGTCTTTCACCCGGATTTCCCGGCCAAGCATGATGAGATCAGTCAGGACTTCCACGGTTTTGGCCCTGGGCCGCAAAGGCACGTCCGCATTGGCCACCACGGAATCCGGCACAAACTCCTTGAGGGCTTCGTCGTTGCAAGCGTAGTCCGCCGGGGACACGTTCCATTCCACCTCGTTGGCTTCGTCTTTGGGGCCGCGTGCGGTTTGGGCTGGGGTGAACCGGTCCGCCTTGTCATAGACAAAATACTTGTCGCTCTTTTTGCCCACCTCCACGTCCGGGAACACTTCGCCCGCAATCATTTTTCCGTTTCTGTATTCCACGGCGATGTTGGAAAGCACGCCGTCAACATGTACGTTTTGTACTCCAGGCATAATTCGCCTCCTTTATTGGCTAATAGCCGGTTATGCGGACACGCCCAGGTAACGGGGGCCTAAGAGCATGACCTCGATCAGGTCGTCGTCAGCCGTTGCCGCTTCCAGGGCGACGGCGAAAAACAGGTCATCGTCCGCGCTGACCTTGACGCCGTGATAGTTGCTGTTGGAGCCCAGGTGATCGCCGGGCGCGATGTTCACGCTTGCGCCGTCCACCCTCAAAAGGCTGGTTCCGGCTGTGGCGATTTCAGCCACCCGGCCCTGGGCGTCCGGGGCGTTTTGCAAGACGCCAAGGACCACGGCGCCGGCCGAGGAGTCCCCATAGTCGAATTCCCCATCGGTGTTGATGACGGCCGCGTGATGCTGATAGTCGGAAAGATCCCGGGCCGCCTGCCTGCTCAATCTTCCTGCGGGTTTGGATTGTACGCCTGCCATGATTCACCTCCGTGTTTGCCATTAATGGCTTGTTATCCGGCCAGGCCGGGATTTTCCTTGGCCACCTGGATCACGGCCTCGGTGAAGGTGCACCCTTCCTCCTTGGCCCTTTTCCTGGCCATGGCCGCGATCTTTTCGTCGTCTCCGCCGTCGCCCGGGTCTTTGTCGCCCGTGGCGATCTCGCCGAATTCAATGAGCTTGGGCAGGGATTCCAGGAAGGACTTGAACCAATCCGCCTGGGATTTCTTTTCCTGGCCTTCGGCGAACTCGATCTCGGTTCCGGCGTCCAGGCCTTCCATAAACGCCTGGATGCCTGCGTCCTTCCAGGCGGGCGGGATCTTCCCGGCCTTGACGCCATCCGCGATAAAAACCGCGATCCCTTTTTTGTGGGTTTCCTTGTCCGCCTTGGCCTGTTTTTCCGCGAATTCCTTCTCCACCTGTTCGCGGGCTTCCTTGGCGGCCTGGTCGGCGGCCTCCTGCCGGGCCTTTTTAATGTCTGCTTCCGAAAAGCCGACTCCCACGGCGGGCGCCGGTTCGTTTTCCGGCATGTCGTCAACCGCCCTGCCGAAGGCCTCTTTCAGTTTGTCTTTCCAACTCATAGTCCGTTCCTCCTTGGATGCGCCCGGAGGCGCGGTTTGATTGTTGCTGAACTCGAAGCAAGCTGCGTTTTCGTCCTGGCTGAATCCGATGTCCGCCAGCCCTTTCACGGCCGGAGGCATGCCGCCCAAAAAGCCCACGTGCCGCAAACGGCCGTCCGGGTAAAAGGCGGCGGAGCGCTTCTTGTAAACCCCGCGTTTGACTAGGTCGGCGAACTCGGGGACCACTTCCTTGACCTTAGCGTACAGGAACTTGACTCCGCCCTTGGTCTGCGCCTTCAAGCCTTCCACCCATCCAAACGCCGGGGAGTTGTCCGAGGGATGGCCCACCACAATGGGCGGCTCATGTTCGGCCGCGTTGAAAGTGGCCAGGGCCTTTTCAATGATCTTGTCCCCGTCATGCTCCACGCCCCGGCTGTCCGTCTGAGGGCCGCCCTTGAAAATCTCCATCCACTGTTCAAATCCCTTTTTCATGCCGCCTCTCCTTGCCGTCATTCCCGAGCGTTTCTATCGGGAACCCAGCGTCCTTGATTTTCGCCCGCGTGATTTCGCTTCTAAGGGCTTGGGTCCAAAATGCGGCCCCTTGCCCGGAGGAATTCCGTTTAAAAAGACACGGGCGTTTTTAAACGGGGTTTGAAAGGCTTTTAAGCCTTGGCTAAAAACTCTTTGAGCGCTTCCGTGATTTCCGGCCAATCCTCGGGCTGAACCACCATGAAATTCCTGGCCGGGATGTCGCCCCAGGGAAAGCTGGCCTGCCGGGTATGGGACTTGACCTTGACCCCGTCCTTGCGGGTGAAAGCCCTGACCCTCACGGCCCGTTGTCCGAACCGCCCTTTCCTGGCGCCGAAATGGAGCGTTGCCGCCTTGATGCTGTTGGCGGACAGGGTCACGCTGTCCGGCCCGGCCTTGTATGAAATGCCGCGCATCAATTCTCCGGTCCTCACCAGGATCTGGCCGGGCCATTTCTTTTCCCGCTCCCTTCGGGCGATGGTCGCCTCCGAAAGGTTTCTCCAGGCGGGCCTTCCTCCGGTTTCAAAGTTCCGCATGATGGATGCGTGAACGATTTCGCCGATGATCTGCATGGCGGGCGTCAGGTCTCCAAACTTGGCCAGAACCTGATGCAACAGGTCCGTCACCTCCTTGGATTCCGTGCTGATGCTTATTTGAACGCCCATGCTATGCGGCCTCCTTGAAAGGGAGATTGCCCCAGCCCGGGTCGGGAATCAGATAGCGGGCTGGCATGGTGTGGCCGGTGGCCGGGTCCACGGGTTCGATCAAGGTGTTGGTCGGGTCTTCCGTCTCGACGGTCCATCCGTTGCGCTCGATTTCGCGTTTGGAAACTGAAACCACCGTGCAGCGGCAATTGAACCCGTTGGGCGGATACCAGGTTTGCCAAACCGGGTGATCCCATCTGAATATCTTCCCGTGCATGGCCGCGTGCTCCGGCCGGGAGCTTGCGTCCAGGACGGCCATATACCGCCAGTAAGGCCGGGCCGCCCTGATAGCCGGGCTGGTCAATTGCCTGTAGCGCCCGCCCTGGTAGCTGACCTGCATATTGGTCCGCCAGATGGTGTTCACCCTCCAGGGCTTCAAGGCTGTGTAACCCCGGCTTTCAAAAAGTGCGGGCATGACCGCCATGAATTGCTCCAGGGTGGAGCCGGATTCCATGGCCTTGAGGATTTCGGCCTTGACCATGTCCAGCAGGTCGGCGCTTGCAACGCCTGCAATGCGGAAAGCCTTGTCCCGGAAATAGTCCATGGCTTCTTTGAAAGGCGTTCCCGGCCCCCATAAGGCCTCGGAAAAGTCCGCGCCGCCGATGGAGTCGGCGCCCAGGGAGTCAGCTTCCATCAGGGCGTCCGCCAACCTGGCGGCCATGGAGTCCACGCCCAGGGAGTCTTTGAGGCTGTCCAACCCGTCCTTGGCGGCCTGGAGGGAACCGGCGCCCCGGACAAAGCCCATGACCTGGTTGGTCCACGCTTCGAACAAGGGGGCGGCCTCCCGGACTCGCTGATCCGCCATGCGGTCCAGTTCACGTTGGAACTCATCCGTTTCGGTTTCCTCCGCGAATTCCGGTTCATCATCCTCTTTGGACTCCGGCCCGGCCTGGGGCGCCTTTGGGGCGTCAACGCCGCCGACGTAGTCCTCTCCATCTTCCGGCGCCGGGATGTTGTAGGTGTCCTCAATGTAGGTGGACTTGGCCTTGTAGCCGATCTTCTTAAGGATGATTTCATCCCGTTCGGCAAGGGCTTTCAAATCCTGCTCGGGCTCTGTGCGGAACCACATTTGGGGATAATCGGTCACGCCGAAGTAATTGAAATCCACCATCCAGGGGATGAGGGTTTCGTTCAGGCATTCGGCCAAAAGGTCGGCGTCGGCTTTCAGGATGTCCTGTCTTATCTGTTCCTGGCTGTCTTCATTGCCCAGCTTGCCGGGCGTGCCTTCGGTGCTGGCGGTCTGGCCCAGGACGGCCTTGGAAATCTGCCGGTCAAAATATTCGCAAAGCTCTTTGTATCCAGCGTTTCCGCCTCGCGTGGCCTCCAAAAAATCAATGGTCATGCCTTCGGGGATGATGACCCCGGTTTCGTTCTGGATGGAGTCAATGGCGTCCAACAGCTTTTGCCGGGCTTTATCGTCGGCGTTGGCCGGATACTTGCCCACGGGCGTGGGCGCCCCGAATTTTTCCAGAAAGGTCAGCCAAAACTTGATGCCGTGCTTTTTAAACCACACGCTCCACCAGAGCTTTTGACCTAGGCCCTTGCCGTATGGCGAGTCCGAATCCCCGTAGGTGAAGGTGACGAACTTGCGGTCCGGCACGGGCTCGCCGTCCATCATGTTTTCGGGCGTGAGAAGCCGCAGATCCCGTTCAAAGGTGAAGGAAAAGCGCCGGGGATGCTTGCCGATGATCTTCTTGGGAAGCCACCCGCCGCTTTTGTTGGACCACATGACCTCCCCGGTTCTAAACCCGTACAAGACGGCCTGCATCCATTCCTGGACCGCCTGGGTGAAGTTGAACCCGCCCAGGGCGTCCAGAATAAAATCGGCGATGTCCTGGCCGCGCTGGTCGTCGGCGCCGGGCCTGACTTCATACTCGCAACCGGCCACGGCCAGGGCGCGGGTTTGCAGCACGCTGGAGGCGTGGGAATCCCGGTCCACTTCGTCGTACAGCCTGATGCCCTTGCCGCCCGCCTGGGTGCGCAAAACCGGGTCCGGGTTTTCCAGATGCCCGAACCAACCGCCGAAAAGGTCGATGTCCTTTTTGGCCGTGGCCACTTCCTGCGTTTCAGGTTTTTTGACTTGTTCTTCCGCCATGGTTTACCCCATAAACCCGCTAAGCTGGGTGGATGCGCGTTTGACTCCCGTGGACTCGGATTCCATTTCCACGCCGTCGATATTCTGGACGGCGTACCAGGCCATGCATCCGCCGATTGCCGCGTCCCCGTGGCGCTGCCCGCCGTCCGAGCCTTTCGTCCGGTAATCGTCCGGCACCTTGGCCACGCCTTTTTTCATTTTCACGGACCGGTGATCCTCCAGGATGTCCGAATCCCGGGCGGTAAGGATTTCCTTTTCCTCAAAGGCCTTTTTGTATTTGGGCATGGCTTCCAGATACCAGGCCTGGGAAATCATGATCTGTTGAATGCGCATGGCGCCGTAGCGCTGCATGGCCACTTCGGCCAGGTATTGGCCGTTGCCCCGGGAGTCCATGGCCCCGCCGGTGAAACGCGGCAGCCTGTCCAGGACGTAAAAAAGCACCTGCCGTTGCTGGTCAAACGGCGCGTTCCGCAACTCCACAATAAAGGGCGCGTGGTATTTCAGGCCGGGCTGTTCCTGCAAGGGGGTGATGTTCGTCAAGTCGCCGGTCCGGCCGAAATCCTCGCCAAAATAGGTTTTAAGGTTGGGGTCCAGTTGGTCCAAATGGGGCTTGAGGTTTTCCTCGCACCATTCCAGGGCCGCCTTTTCCCGGACGTGTTCCGGCTCGTTGACGAAAGAGTCCTTGCACTTCCAGCGATAGACCGGGATGTCCGGGCTCATGCACGAAAGAACCAGGGTCCGGTGCAGGTAGATGTCCGCGCCCTGGGCCGGGATCACGAACAACTCCTCGTCGGCGTCGTCGCCGTAAAAATCCACAATGTCCTTGCGCCAGGCGTCCTGGCCTTCCTGGGTCCATTCCTTGCCCAGGCGCAAACAAACCCGGTCGTAAAGGCCCTCCTGGATGGCGTCGTCCAGGGTGGTTGTGTGGAGGGAATAAGGCTTTTTGCCCGCCTTGATAGCCTCGATCAACTCATTAAAGGGATTGTCCACGCCGTTGTGGGTGGAAATGATGACCACGCTGCCGCCCCACATGAGCATGGCCATGGCCGCCTTGATTAGCCCGGCCAGGTCGTCGTGAAAGGCGGCCTCGTCTATGACGATCTTCCCTTGCTTGCCGCGCAGGTTGGCGGGCCTGGAGGAAAGGGCCACGATTTTAAAGCCGGACTTGAACCGGATGCGAAAGGCCAGGATGTGTTTCTTTTCGTCGGCTTCGTCTTCAAACAGGAATTCCTCAATCTCTCCGGCCGCTTGGTTGAAAAACCGCGCCCAATCCGCGCAGTCCTCTATGAACTCCTGGGCCATATCCTTGTTGTAGCCAATATAGAAAACATCCATGCCGTTCTCGGAAGCGGCCAGGAGCGTGTCTTCTCCGGCTTCGTCCCAGGATGCGCCAATCCGCCTGGATTTCTGCCACACCTTCACCCGACTTTTATCCCCGGACCACCTTTGCTGGTAGCCAAGGAACGCGGCCGGAGTGCGGCGTGTGCGGTTTTCTTTGCCCTGGTAACCTTTCATCAGTTGGCGATCCCCAGAATCTTTTGGCGTATAAGGTCGGCGGCTTCATCGGACAGGCCGCGCTTTTTAACGGCGTTTGCCACTTCGCCCGCCACCTTTTTGACCCGGGCGGCCAGGTCGGCTTTCAACTTTTCCCGAGCCACGGAAGAGGCTTGCAGCTTGGCCACGTCCGAAATCAACCGGGGAATCTCCAGAATGTCAGCCTCCCCGGAAACCAGCCCGGCCATGACCTTTTGAAGCATCATCTTGGAGGTGGCTTCCTCCAGGGTCAGGCCTTCGCCCACCTCGGACTTCAAAGCCTGGGCCTGGTCCTCAAACTGTTTGACGGCCTGATAGGCTTCAAAAAACGTCTTGCCGTACCGGCCCATGGACGAACGGCTGATGTCATGGCCGCGATCCTTGCAATACTGGCAGGCTTCCTCGTAGGTGGCCCCTTCCAGGAGGATGCGGTGAAGTTCCTCCCGGAGATCCCGGGGAAGCTCCGTCTCGATCCGGGAGCGTTTTCTGGCTTTGGTATGGCCCATTTATTCCAGTTCCCTTTCCAGGGCGGCGATCTTCCCGCAGGTTTCCAGGTATTCGGCTTTCAAGGCGGCGGCTTCGGACAAATGGACGGCCGCGCCCTCAATGTCCAATTGGTCGATGGGCGTCACCGCGCTGGCGGCCAGGGTGTTCTTGACGGCCCGCAAGTTGGCCGCGATCCGGCCTGCAAGCTCATTCTTTTTGGGTTTCAGGTCGGCGATGTGTCCTTTGACGATGGCCCTTGCTTCGTTCATTTACCGGTCTCCTTTCTGACCATGGGGCAGAAGGTGTTGTTCTGGATGGCGTTCACCAGGTTGGTTTGGGCCTGGGTGTTCAGGTGGATAATGTCCGCCAGGTCGTTGGCCAGCTTCTGATAATTGGTCACCAACTCCACGTTGTTCTCGTAGAACCTGGCAAGGCGGGCCATGTCCTCTTTGTATTCAATCAGAATCTCGTTAACGGTATCCTTGAACTCGGACATGGCGTCCTGGTGGGCTTTCCTGTTGTCCGCCTGGATTTTCTCTATCCGGCGTTGGTCCACGTACCAAACAATGAAAATCAAGCCGGGCCACCCCAAAAGGCTTACAATCACTCCGATAGTTGATGCTGGTATGGTCTCAAGGATTCCCATTTATCCTCCCCATTTGGGTTTTCTTTGGGAGGGGGTTTGGGGGAACCCTTTCTTTTTTCCCTCAAAAGAAAGGGTTCCCCCAAGATGTCCTCATCTCCCCCGCCTTTGTTCGTATGTTTCCTGGCAGTCCAGGCAACGGGTGCAGCCGGGGACGGCCTTGCGTCTTGCTTCCGGGATCGGATCGCCGCAATCCTGGCAATCCGCCAGGGTGCTTTGGCTTCCCCGGGATCGCGCCGCCTCGATGGAAAACCGGGTGTAATCCGCCGCCGCCTCCTGGGCTCTGTCCGTTGGGTCCGGCATGATCATCAATTCCCCGTGATCAGGCTGACCAGCTTGCTTTGGACGCCCCGTTTTTCGGCCGTTCTGCCGATTGCGTAGATGGACACCGCGCCTCCCCAGGCCGTCCAGAATGCTGTCGGCAATGACAAATCCATGTACGACTTGAGGGCCGCCATAACTTCCGGGGTGAGCTTTTCAGGGGCGAATATGAGGCAACCCAAGATTATTGATTTTGTGACGATGGGGAAAAACACGTGGACGATGAAGATAAACGCCAGGCCGCAATAAATGATGGCGGGCCGGGCGCGTTTGGTCCATTTGTCGTCCTGGCTGGCTTCGGCCACCATGATGTCGCGTTTGGCGTTGATGACCACGTCGTCGCGCTGTTGCAACATTTCCTGCAACTTTATCTGCGCCTGGGCCTTATCGGCTTCCGACATTTTTTCGGGGAAAATGCGATTGACCACGCTGGACGCAAAATCCGCCACGCTTCCCAATCCGGTTAAATCAATTCCCATGCTTCACCGTCCTTCCGGGCGAGGGGGATTCCTGGCTGTCCAAGGCCCTGACCGCGTTCCTGATTTGGTCCGTGGCGATGCACGGGCATTCCTTGGACGGGTCAAAATCATGGTGTCCGTAAACCTCGGTGATGGGGATTTTGTATTGATCCATGAGGGCGGCAAGCAGCCAGGGGAGGGTTTTGTATAGCTGCTTTCCGGTAAAGCAACGGCGGCCGATCAGACAAACGCCTATGGAGTCGGCGTTGTGGCCTTTGCAATGGGCTCCAGCCAGGGAGATGTCCCGGCCCAGCTCAAAGAAGCCGTCCAGGGCGGGATCGTATTCCCGGCCGTGTTCACGCACGCCATTCAGGATGACAAAGTGATATCCAATGTCTTTCCAGCCGTTGCCTTTGGGCTTGGGGCCGGTGTGCCAGCGTTTGATGGTTTCCGCGTCTCCAAAATCGGAGTCGGAACAATGGACAATGATCTTTTTGATGGTCCGCAT